AGGACAAGAAGCATTTGAAGCAGGAATTGTAAAAGCTGAATGGATGCCATTGTTCTTAACTGAAACATTTGGTGGAACAGATCATAATCCTCTTAGAGCGCAGAAAGCCGTAGCTACAGCATTTGGAATTGCAACTCCAATTCCAGGAATGATTACAAAAATCGTTCTTCAAAACCTTTAATTAAATTAGCCCCTTTTGGGCTTTTATTTTTAAATAGATTTTGGCCAAAATCTATATAAATAAGGTTAAAATAAATAAGGAGTTTAAATGAAATATCTTATTAAAAATAATTCAAATTTTAAAGTAGAAGTTAATATTAAAGGAAAGAAAGAATTTTTAAAAGCTCAAGAAAGCAAAATTGTAGATTGTGATTTAAGTGATATTGAAATATTATTTAAAGAATTTATTATTGTTTCACCTTATGAAGAACAACCTAAAAAAGTTGAAAAAGTAAAAGAAGAACAAAAACAAGAAGTTGAAGAAAAAACTGATAAAGAATTTAAAGAAAAATCTAATAAAGAATCTAATGAAGAATCTAAAGAAGAAAACAAAGAAGGTAAGAAAGATAATGAAAGTAAAAAGACTTCTAAAAGAAGAAAAACCAGTAAAAAGGATTAAGATATGAACTTATCAGATGTATTGAATCTTTATGTAGGACCTGATGATATTCAGCAAAATGGACAAGTTCTTACAATTACTCCTAAAAATATATCATCAGTACAATTAGCAACAATTCTTACAAGTTTATTTCCAGAAAATACATATATAATTAAACCTTTTGAATTAATAATAGAATTAGGTGCTAATAATCAAAGCGAATATGATTTAAGAATAGGTGAAAGTGCTTTAATGAAAGTGGCTCAAGAAATTGATGAAGCATTTCCTGAAGCAAAAATATATGTAAAAGAAGATCATCTTATTATTGAAAGTTCAGATTTAGATGATATTAAAGCAACTTTAAAATTAAATAAACTTGATATTAAAGAAGAAAATGAAAAATTAATTGTATCTTTATCTAATGAAATCAAAGAAAGATTAGAACTTTCTATGGATGCTGACGCTTTTGGTATTTGTAATAAAGTTGCAGAAGCAATGGATGAATTAGAACCAGAGTGGACTTATAAAACAAATCCACAGGAACCAGCAATTTATATTGATGTGGATAAAGATAATGTTTTTGAATTTAGTGTAGTACTTGGTAGAGATAGTTTAAAATTATGGCATATTAAGCCAGGTAATGCACAAGATGTTATGTTAGCAACAGTTAAAGTTAATTTTGCTAATAAAGATAAAACAGCTAAATTAGCAGCAAAAACATTTGTTCCTATTATAAAAGAAAATATTTAAAAAATCTATAAAAGGAGATATTAATGATTATTACAGAAAATAAACAAGTTTCTAGATTAGTTGAAGCTAAAAAAATGATTCAAGAAGCAAAAGAACTTCTTAAAGAAAGTGGATTTGCAGTTATTTCTGAAGGAGAATATAAAGATCTTAAAGAAAAAGCAGAATTATATAAAAAAATGGATAAAAATTTTGATAAAGTTGTAGAAACTTATTTAGAAGAAAAAGGTCTTAAAGCAGTAGAACAAGACTTTGAAGAAAAATTAATTGAAGAATATGATAAAAAAATTACTAAAGATATAGTTATTGAGACACTTGAAGAAGAAGGCTATATTGTACTTGATAATGAATTAATAGAAAAAATAGATGAAACATTAAGAAAACTTGGTTTAACTGAAGAACAAATTAAAAGTCTTTTTGAAAAAGATGATGAAAAAGATAATGAAGAAGATTCAGAAGGAAATGCTATTGATATAGATAAAGAAATTGAAAACGGTGAAAAAGAAGCTGATGAAGTTGAAGAAGAATGCAAAAAAGATAAAAAAGAAAAAAATGAATCTATTGTAAATGAAGAAGATAACGATGACAATAAAGACAACGAAGATGAAGAAAAATCAGATGATAGTGATAAAGATAGTGACGATGACGAAGAAAATGTAGATGAATCAATTAAAGAACAACTTGAATTAACTGAAAAAGTATTTAAAAATATTTTAACTGAACAAAAAATTGATGAAGAAATACATGATTTAAAAGAAAATACACATATTATTGATAAAATAATTCCTTAATTTCTTAATAGGAGTTAATTAAGGATTTAAAATGACTTTTGAAGAATTAAAAGATTGGTTGCTTATATTAAGTAACCAATATTATATAGGTCAAGACGCTTTAATGATGGACGATACAGTTTTACAAGGACTTATAGATAGAGCTATAAGTACATATAATAATTATCGTCCACAAGAAAGAATAGAATTTATTGATACAAGTGATGCTCAATTAGTAAGTGGAAATCTATATGCAAAAAGATTAGATTATATTACAGATGAAAATAATATACAAAGAGAAATACTTCAAATAAAACAAATATATGTTATTAACCCTTTGTTTAGTAAGCAGCCTATTCCATATCAATGGAAATATAATAGAAATACAAAATTGCTTTATATAGGATTACCAGGTACATATTATTTTGATTTATTAGTTGGTAATACATTAGATGATTTTACAAAAGAAAACAAAGAATTTATTGATTTGATACTTGGGCTTTATTTAATGTATGTAGCAAGTCCAAGAAAAAATTTTACTTTATCAGAATTACCATTTGAAAATGACGCAAATGAATTATATCAAATAGGTGCTCAGTTATATGCAGATACTATAGAAAGATTAGGTGAGAGAGATGGAAGTTGGTTTCTTGCTATTGATTAAAGGATAAATATGGGTGAAAAAATTCTTTTAAGATGGAATATAGGAAAATTATTTATTGCTTTATGCAAGCAAAGAAATCAATATTATTTGAAATTACAAAATAAAAGATTTGAAAACATCTCTCTCATACCTATAATATCAGAAGATGAATTGAATTTATTACTTGAAAAAATTTTAGGTTTTAATCCTAAAATTTCATTAGATGATTTAAACTAAAAGGATTTAATATGGCAAGAAAAAAAGTTAAAAAAATTAAAGTAAAAGTAGTTAGGCCTGTCGTTTATAAAAATAAATTTTATAAAATAGATGAAGAGTTAGAAATATCAGAAAAAGATTTCAATGAAAGAATTTTTAAGAAAATTTAAAGGATAGAATAAAATTAAGGCAATATAATGAATTTATTAAATCCGATAAAAATAGGTGTCAATATATCTATTAATGTTTTAACTAATTTATATGGAATTTCGTCTGATGTTTATTTTCCTATTAAGTCAGATAGTTTACAATATGGATATTTTGATGATAATATAGAATATCCATCAGAACCAAATTGGAGTGGAAAATTATTAATCCCTTCTATTTTTAAAGAAATACAAGCATCATTTTCAGGTGCTTTTGATAATTTAACACCTGACGAGAAAATTTTATATTTACCTAATACAATAGAATTTCCTCGTTATTCAAAAATTATTATATGGTTACAAGATCAAGCAGTAGAATATAGAATTAATGATATTCAAGAGTATAGAGATGATGAAGGACAAATATATAGAAAATATATATTAGTGCCTATTACAAATGAAGATATTGATAATGAAAAAGTCGAAGAATTAATTGAAAATAATATTGAGAATTTTGATGAAAATCCTTTAACACAAAATATTGATACTGAAAAAGATTATAGCATAGTTGAAGAAAGTCCTATTGAAATAAATAAACCTGGTTTTGATTATGATCCATTATAGGAGTTAATATGATAAGTAAAATACATAATTCATTAGTTTCTTTAATAACAAATACATTCGAAAATTATGGAGTAAAATTACAGGCTCAATATAATTCAGATATTGATATGATAAAACAATATATAAATTCTTTAAATTTAAGATATATGTATAAAGATAGCACATTACCAGGTTTAACTGATGATGATTTAATAAAACTTAATAAAAAATCATATAATTTATTGCTTTATAAATTTGGTCCTTTTAAAAAATCTGAAAGAGGGCAAAATTTTAAAAATCTTGCTTTACTTTTTGACCCAAATACAACTGGAACTGATTTTGTAAAGAATAATGTAACAGATCCAGATTTTTATCAATTTATTTCTTTTATTAGAGAAGTTAATCAACAAGATTTTGTTGTAAGAGATGGATTTTTTGGTCAAGCAGAATATGAATTTACAATTATGTCGTCAAACACAGAATTAATGAATCATATTCAATTTATTTATTTATCACAATTATCAAATATTAATAAATTGTCTCTTACATTAGAAACACCTATTGAACCACTTGAATTAGAATATTTTTTAGAATTTGATGAAATTTCAGAATTTGGACATATTGATTATGAAAGATATGGAAATTTACAACATTTATCATTTAGTTGTAGACTTGAGGGATTAGTATTAAGTAATTATAAATATATAGAACCTAAATTAAATAAAATAGATCTAGGTTTGGATGTAATTAATAAAAATGAAACAGATGCTAAATTTGTTCAAGATGGAATAGAAAAATTCCATAATGATAATGAAGAAACAATTTAAGGAAGAAGGAGAAAATTATGAAAGTTGAAGTTTTTAATAGAACTGAATTTCAGCAATTTATTGATTTAAAAGGTTTAGGTAATCCTAAAGATATTGTTTCAGTTGCACCTAAACATAAATTGATTGTTGAAATTCCTAATGAAAAAAGATTTATTGATTTAGCAAAACAATTTAAAAATAAACTTCTATTTAGAAAAATATAAGGAGAACTTATGGGATATGGTGAAGTAATTATAAAAGTACAAGACAGATCAACAGTTATACCTTCATTACCTGGTATGTATGGAGGAATTGTTTTAAGAACTAAAAAAGGTAAAGTAAATCATCCAGTTTTAATTACAAGTGAAGATGAATTAATTGACACATTTGGTGAACCTATTGTTAAGTATCCAGAAATTTATTCCGCTTTAACATTTTTATCAGAAAGTAATAAATTATGGGCTGTTAGAGCAGCAGCTGATGATATCAAATATAGTGCAGCGCTTGTTAGAGGGAAAATAAAACCTGTAGATACAAGTAATCCATTAGCTCAATTTGATGATGAAAGTTTAATTGTTAAACCATTAAAAGGTTTAACAGAAGAAGATCTTGAAAGTTATGTATTTCCAACATATATAGGAAATAGATTATATGAATACGAAAATATAAATATTGCTTATGATAGTACTGGAAATAAAATTCCTGTTGATAATTTTGGTGATTTAGCTGTTAATGATAAAATTAGTTTAATCAAAACAACAGACCCCAATGGAACATTAACTCAATTAAATGATGATACAACAACATATGGTGAAAGTCAAGCGTTATATACAGTAACAGATTTAGTAACAGAAAATAATACATATGAAAAAATTACATTAGCAGACGCTGTAACAGTTAGCAGAGGTGATGAAATTCTCAAAAAAGATTCATCTGGTAATTATGTTTCATATCCAACTCCAGTAATTGTTGCATTTAATGCAAGTAATAGTACAGAAGTAATTGTTTATAATGCAGATTATATGGAACCAGGTGATAGTGTTCAAGCCGGTGGAACTGATACAACATTCAATAAAAAAGATACTATAACAATTAAAGAAAATTTTGTTGAAATTGATAAAGATGTTACTTATGGACCTGATTATAAAATTTTTAAAATGACACAAAGTGAATATGAAGAAAGAGATAGTTTCTTAGTAATTGAAGAAAGTCCAGGAGCTTGGGGTAATAAAATTAGTATAGGAATTGCTCCAAGTAAAAATTATGAAAATGCATTCAATATTTTAGTATATTATGATGGTGTTCTTGTTGAAACTTGGGAAGTAACAAAAGAAGACTTTGTTGATGGTTATGGTAATCAAATGTATCTAGAAGATAAAATTAATGGAAAATCTAAATATATTAGAGTAATTGACAATAAAGGATATGATGCTAATCCACTTTATACAGACCATAGCTATTGGCAAAGATTAAAAGAACCTGTATATAGAAGCACAGGACTTACATTAGCAGAAAATTTATTACAAGGAAATACACAAGTTTATTTAAGTGGTGTAACAGGATTGAATGTTGGAGATAGAATTAAATTTGCTTATGATGTTGATGCTGAAGGAAATGTAATTCTTTCTAAAGAATATAAAGTTCAAAGCATTAATACAACTAATAATTATATTATTATTGATAGACCACTTGAAGAATATGAAATTCCTAAAACATATACTGACTTAAATGGTAATAGTGTAAATACAGAAGTTAGAAAATTTGATTCAACATATAATGATTCAACAGCAGGAATTTTAAATGGTTATCAATATTATCCTATAGTAGAACTTGATAAAGTATTTTATAATTATCCTTTAGGTAAAATTATTACAATAGGTGATTATCAAGGTGTATTACTTGATGCTGGTGTAAATCTATTAGGTGGCGGAGATAATGGAAGTGAGCCAAGTCTTGCAGATATGATTGAAGCGCTTGATACATTGAAAAATAGAGATAATACACCTATTCAATTGTTAATGGATGGTGGATATACAAATCCAGCTTATGCACAAGAATTGTATGAAGTTGCAAAAGCTCAAGATTTATGTCATGTTTATTTATCAGTTGACCCTAATGCAGAAATGAGTGCTGATTATAAAAATGCAGTAGTTGATTATATAAATAAATTAAATCTTGATACTGAAAAAGCAAGCGTATATGTAAGTTGGCTTAAAGTATTTGATAAATATAATAAAAAATATGTATGGGTTGCTCCAAGTGCATTCGCAGCAGCAAGTCAATCATATACATTTAGAAATTATTATGTATGGTATCCAGCAGCAGGTCTTGCAAGAGGTAAAGTAGTTGCACTTGATAGTCATATTAAACCAGATCAAGGAACAATAGATTGGTTTATTGAAAATAGAATTAATAGTATTAAATATATTAAAGGAACAGGATTTGTAATTTGGGGTAATAGAACATTATATAGTAAACCAAGTCCATTACAAAGTAGAAATGTTGCAATGTTGTTAATTTATATTAAATATGGACTTTATAATATGTTACCATATAAATTATTTGACTTAAACACAGATTTTGTTTGGGAAGTTACTCAAAAAGCAATAGAAGATTTCTTAAAAGATATTCAAGCTAAAAATGGATTATATGACTTTAAAGTAGCAATTAAAGATATTATTACTGATGTAGATATTCAAAATAGAAGAATGCCTATTTATATAGGTATTATACCTGTTGAAGGAATTGAAGAAATTCCTGTTACATTAGCAGTATATGCTTATGGTAATGAAATTCAAGTAGCACTATAAGGAGATGAGATATGAAATTTGGATACGATAAAGTAAAAGGAGCTGTTACAGCTCCTCAAAATACATTACATTGGATGATGACATTTACAAGTCCACCAGCAGGATTGAATTTTGGTGAAAATATGAGTATTTTATGTGATACAGCAACAACTCCTAATCCAGAAGTTGAACATTTACAAATTCAATTGCAAGGTCAAACATTAAATTTTCCAGGGAGAATAAATAGAAGTGGAACTATAACATTAACATTTATTCAACCAGAGAAAGACCAAGAAGCTATTGATTTAATTTATCAGTGGTTGAATATTTATTGGGAAAATGCAGGTCAGATGCAAGGTAATACATTAAAAGCTCCAAAAGAATTATATGCCACTGTAAAATTATCACTTTATGATGCAACAGGACAAGTAGAAACAAGAGCTTTTGAATTAATTGATTGTTTACCACAATTAGAAAATGGAGCTGAATTAGGACAAGAAGCAGCAGCAATGAAGCCTCAACTTACATTAACTTATAATAATTTCCATTATTATGTAAAAGGGAAAAAAGTCTTCTAATTTTTTCTCCTTCTTCCTCTTTTAAAAATTCTCCTATAAAATCCTCTAAATTAATACTCCTAATTAAATAATTAAAAATCTATTGTTAAGTTAAAATGTAAAATCATAAGCAAAATATGCCTCTAAAAACCTCTAAGAAGCTCTCTAATGAACGATTTTAATTTTTGATATATAAATATATTAGAATAAAAGATTGTTTAATAGAGAGCTTGTTAGATATTAAATATAAAGGATTTTTATGATAGGATATGAAAAAGTTTCTCCAAAAAGTTTTATAGCTGGAGATACAGCAAGATGGTATTCAAAATTTGACGATATAAAATTCAATATATTAGGAGGATATGCTCCTATAATCGATTGGAATTTTGAATATGGTATTATAAATAAACAATTTCAAATCTCTCCATTACAAAAAGAATTTAGTGTTCCTATAACAAAAAAGAATGTAACTCATCTTTCAGTGACCATTGTTGATAACGATAGTAAAGATTTTTTATATGCTTTATTAAAATGGATACATGATTTACCTATAAGTAAAAATAAAGCAATTGACCTTAAAAATTTAGAAAAATATGCTAAAGAATTTTATATATTTGTAGAAAATAAAAAAGGAATTGTTCAATATTATTATAGATTTAAACTATTACCAGGAGATAGTTTAACAGATAATGGGACATCTGATTTTCAAGCTAAAACATATCCTTATACTTTCAATGTTATTGGTTTTGAAGTAATATTTCCACAAAAACAAGAATAAGGAGTTAAAATGAAAAAATTTGTAATGTTAAGATCAGATATTCTTGAAGATGATATTAGATATTTAGAATTAGATGAATTACCAAGTGAATTTAGATTTTATGATAAAAATAGAGTATATGTTAGGGGACTTAATCTTTTAGAAATTGAAGCATTAAGTCAATATACAGATATTGATATTAATAAAGATATTAATCAATTAGTAACTATTTATAAAGATGTAATTAAAGGAATAGATATATATGATTTAGAATTTATTGATTTTTTAATGCTTGTTGCTATAAGTTCAGTTTTGACAACTAATTCAATGAATTGGGAAACAGAATTAACATGTATTAATTTGGTGCCTAATACAGAAAAAGATAAAATAGATAATGAAATTAAAGAATTAAAGAATAAATTAAGAGAACTTACAAAAGAAGAAGAAATTGAAGAAATTCAAAATAAAATTATAGAATTAGAAGAAAAGAAAAAAGAATTAGATGATTATGTTGAATGTGGTAATATTTTACCACCTATAACATTAGAAGATTTTGAATTTAAAGAACCAAAGCAAAAAGATTATATTATAAAAGATAATTATAAATTTGGTCCTGTATTTATAAAAGATTTAGTTGAATTTCAGCAATTTGATGTAAAAAAATATTTTCCAAATATTTTTAAATTAAAACCAGATTTTGATAAAGAGTATTTATTACCTATCCTTTATTTAAAAGAAGTTAATGGAAAAACAGATATTATTTCAAAAATTAAAGAAGTTCTAATAAATCCTAATTTATTAATTGAATTAAAAAATATGGAAAATATATTTGAAATAGAGCAAGAACCTATTATTAAAATTTGTGATAAATGTGGATATGAAAATAAAATTTATATAGGTTTACAAAATATTAAGGTATATCCCTAGTTTAACATTTGAAGAATATATAAAAATGAAAAGTATTTATTTAAAATTATATCATTCTTACCCACCTTATAATATGAGTTATAGAGAATTTATTGATTTATTAAAAGAGCTTGAAAAGGAAGATTAATGATTTAAAGGATTTTAAATGAATCAAAACGAAAAAAGTATTGAAAATATACAAATTAATAAAGAAGTTCTAGAGCAATTAGAAAAAATTCCTTTTGAAATTCATAATTTATATAAAATAATTCAGAATAGAGATACTGATTTAGACTATGAGCTAAAAATAGTAAATAAAGTTCTAACATCAAAAAAAGATATAGGTCAATTAAAAGAATTTGATTATTTATCAAAAAAATATAATATTAAGACGCTTAAAGAAATTCAAGAATTAAAAAATGAATTAAGCAAAATTAAATTTGAAAAACAAAGTTTATATACAGAAATAAAAAATACAGAATTACAAAAAGGAACGAAAAAAGTTCTTTTAGATATAGCAGATAAAATTTCAACAAAATCAGACCTTGAATTAGTTAAGCCATTATTAAAAGAATATCATGCTGATACTGAAGCTATGATTAAATTATATTCAGGTATTAAAAATGAAATTAAAAATTTAGATATGAATATTATTCAAAAAGGAAAATTATTTGCAAGATTAAATGAAGTGCTTGAAGAATTTAATAAAAAAGGACAACTTGATTTAGATTTAGTTACAAAAATAAATGAATTAGCAAGCAAATTTAATAATAATGAAATTCAAAAAATTATAAATGAGTCATTTAAAGGTGAGTATAATAAAACTTTAATGGAAAATTTATCAAAAGTTATAACAGAAAAATCAAGAGAATATAATTTTGAAAATACACAAGCATATCAAAAATTTTTATTAGGAAAAAGTGATTATAAAACATTTATTAATAATTTGAAAGACGAATTAAAAGATGTTTATGATTCAGAAAAGATAAATAAAATATTAACTGACATAGATGTTTCAATTAAAGAAGAATTAAATCAAGATAAAATAATTTCTAAATTAATAAATGATTTAGTTAATATTTCAGATAGTTCTAAAAAAGATCTAGCGAACTTATTAGAAAGTTATAAACAAGGACAAATAACTCAAGGAGAATTTAATTTACAACTTGAAAAAATAGCAAAAGATAATGATATAAAAACAGAGGAATTGCAAAAATCAATAGAGCCTTTATTAGAAAATATAGATGAATCAAATGCAGAAAAAATAAAAGAACAAAGAAGATTTGAATTAATAACAGAAGCAGCAAAAAAATTAACTGATATAACAGGAAAAGCAAAAATCGATATAGATAAAAAAGATAAGGAAAATATTTTAAAATCATCCCAAAATGTTGAAGATTTAACATATAATTTAACAAGCAAGTTTCTTGATAAGATATTTGGAAAAGGAACAATTGTAGAAAAAATATTTGATAAAATAACAGATAAAGTATTTAAAAAAGTTGGTGGAAAAATTTTTAGAAAATTAGAAGGTACAATTGTAGGAAAAATAGTTAGAAATCTTGAAGGAAGTATAGCTAAAAAAATTGGTGGAAGATTATTAGGTAGATTAGGAGCAACATTTTTAGGGGAAGAAGGCGGTTCATTATTAGGAGGTTTATTAGGCGGTGGAGCATTAACTGCAGAAACAGCAGCTGGTGCAACGGCCGCAGAAACAGCAGCAGCCGCAGGGGGATTGTCATCTTTAGGAAGTGGTCTTGCAGCAGCAGGTTCATTTTTAGTTACAAATCCTATTGGGTGGGCTATTTTAGGTGCAGCAGCAATAGGTGGAGCAAGTTATTATGCTTATAAAAAAATATACGGAAAAGATAAAGAGCTTATTAATAAACTTGAAAAAGAAGGCGCTTATGAATATCATTTTTTTGGAAAATCAAAAATCAAAGATTGGTCAAAAATACTTGAATTAGATAATAAAGATTTAAAGCATTTAATTCATTTTGGCGATTTAGATGATAAACAATATAAAATGTTACAAAAATTAATAGAAATACCTGAAGACTTAAGAAAAGCTATTTCATATGAGATGATTTTAAATGAAGCACAAGTAACAGATAAAGGAATACATATTTCAAGTAAAGGACTACAAGACCTTGTTGGTAGATTTGGAATTCCTAAAAAAGAATTAAAATCATTATTAGATGTAGTAGATCCATATACAAAGAAAAAATTACTTGAAAAAGCAAAATCAAATCCAGAACTTAAAAAAGCAATAGAAGAACAAGAAAAGAAAGATAAAAAATATAAAAAGTGGGATAAAGAATCAAAAAAAGAACATAGTGGTATCAGTGAATTTTTAAAAAGAACATCAAATTCATTTATTACTCCATTAGGAACTATTGCTAATGCTATCAAAGTCGGTGAATCAATGTTCGGTGGAGATGAGTATCAATTAATAGATACATTAGAAAAGATGGGAGCTGTTAAACATTATATTTTTGGAGATTCAGAAATAACTGACTGGAAAAAAATTGCAGCATTACCTGCTGAAGATATTAAAAAATTAATTGAATTTGATGATTGGGATAAAGATACATTAAAAAAATTAAAAGCATTATATCAAGAAAAAATAAATATTAAAAAGAAACATGAAAAAATTGAACTTGCTAAAAAATATTTAGCAAATAATATGAAACCTGAGCTTGTAGCACAAACAGTTCATTTACCATTGAGTGAAGTTAAAAAATTACAACAAACAAATAGTATAGCATATATTCCTAAAGTTAAATCATCAAAAGATGAAAAAGAACAAAAACAAGAAATTAATTATCAAGATCATACCACTATTATTTATCAGCATACAGAAAATAAAACAACAAAAATAGCAAGTTTATATTAAAGTTATTTTCAAAGGAATAAAATATGAATTATTTTAATGATGCTTTAGAATTAAAAGATTTTACAGTTGTAATACAAGCTCATCATGCAGGAGTGAGTCTTTCAGGTATTATTGATCAAGAAACTATTAATATACCTTTTGGTGCTTCTTTATCTGGAAGTCTTGCAGCACAAGCTAAAGAAGGATTTTTAAGAGGAACTGGAAAAGCAATTATGAATAAATTATTTGGTAATTTAGGTAAAAATGCTGTTGATGTTGTTGAAACAATGGGTAGTTCTATTAAGACATATCAAAATGGAGCAGATTTAGAATTATCTTTTAGTTGTAGTATATTTCCAGGAGAAAATGGAAATCCAAAAGATTATAAAGAAATAATACATCAATTATCTAAATTAACTCAACCATATGTAAAAAAGAATATATTATATTCATCATTATATGATCCTAAAGAAACATCATTATTTTTAAAAGATTATAAAGTTTTTGATAACGAATTAATCTGTATAAGAATAGGCGATTGGTTTAGTAAATGTGGATTATTTTGTACAAGTGCATCAACTGAATTATCAACAATAAGAACTGAAGATAATCAACCTTTATATATAAAAGTAAATTTCAGATTTGTTCCATATAGAATGCAAACACCCGATGATGTTAAAAAAATGTTTAAATGACGCCTTTAAAGGTGTCTAAAAGAACATATAACACAAGATAAATTATTTCAAATATATTTATATATCTAAAAACAAATCTTGTGTTATTTGTTCGCTTTGATATTAAATATGAAGGATTTTAAATGGTCGATAAAAAATTATTTGAATTTGAAAATTATTTTCCGTATAAAGATGGTGTTTATGATATTTTAGGAAATGATTTTATAAAAAAATTGCAAGCACTTCCAGTTGATGATACATATAAATATAATAATGAAGATTTAGATTATGTTGCTTGGAAAGTATATGGAATTGAAGACGCTTATTGGATTATAGGATTTTATAATAATATCATAGATCCATATAATATTTCTAATCAAACAGATATATTATATATTCCAGCTTTAGAAGATGTTATTGATTTGCTTTTAGAGTATCAACAAGGAAATTAAGGATAATAAATGAAAATAAATGACATTTATTTAAAAATAGAAGAAATTGAAATTAATCCTTTGACATTTAAAGAATTTACTATAACAGAAGAAACATTTTTTATTCCAACATTTGAATTAAAAATTTTACAAAAAGATTATAGTTTATTAGAAAAATTAAAACCATTTTATGAATTAAATATAACTTTTGGAAAAAATTTGAATCTAAAAAAATATAAATTTATTGTTTTAGATTATAATTACTCGTCATTTAAAAAAGAAGGATTAGAATTAACAATATCAGGTTTATTAAAATTAAATGATTTTATGTTTAATCCTTATCAAAATGCAAAAGAATGTAATTTAAGCGAATTTATAAAAAATTTTAAATATTATGATATATATTATATAGATGATTCAAATGATAAAATGAAATGGCTTCAACCAAATATAACAGAAAAACAATTTTTTGAAATTTCTATACCTTTTATAGGATATGATTCATTTCCCGTGCAAGCATATACATTAGATGGAATTATTGTAAAAGATTATTCAAAACATATAAATAATTATGATTATAAATTTTCACCAACTAAAAAAGATGATACTTATTATTATGATTATTTTGAAATAAATTTTGATAATTCATTTATATTGAATGATAATTTAAAATTACCTATTCTTGATATAAAAAGTCAAAAATATAGTAATTATTATATTAATTATAAGAATAATTCGTTCTTAGAGAAAAATAGAAATTTAAGAAGCATTGTTAATATGAGAAATGTTTATGATAAATATTATAAAAATTATGTAAAAAATATAGCAGGTTGGAATGAGCTTTATAGAAATAATATAACTATTGCTTATAGTAATTATTATTTGAATGATATACGATTATTAGATATTGTCCAACTTTTTACAACTGATAACAAATATCAAAATTTTTCTAAAAAGAATTATATTATAACTAGAAAAGAACTTTATTTTAGTAATGAAGGATATAAAACAACATTAAGGTTAAACAGAAATTCTTTTGAACAAGGATAATATATGCTTAAATTAGATGATTTGAAAGATTTTTTCGAAGGAGATTTTATAGGAGAAGTTGTTGATAATTCTGATCCAGAGAATCTTTTTAGAGTCAAAGTAAAAATTGATAATTTAACTGATAAAATACCAACAGAATTATTACCATGGTATCTTGTTAGGCAACCCATAGAAAATACATACAATACACAAGGTAATGTACCAAATGTTGGTTCTAAGGTTTGGGTTAGGTTTCCTTATAAAGATATTTATAATGGTATAGTCGTTGGTGAAATTACTTGGCATCCACCTGAAATGTAAAAATGCAAAAAAGGATAAATTATGGCACTTTCTATATTGAATAATTATTTTTATTATGGAGATAATATTTATCATATAAATGAAAAAAATTTACCTCCATTAATTAAAGCATTAATTGATTATTATAATGACCAAAGTTCTGATAATTATAATGAAATACTAAATAATTTAAGTGATTTTGAAAATTCTTACAATTTTGATAAAAATTTACTTTATCAATTAATCATTGAAGATAAGGCTTATAATCCAAATCTTTCATTACTTGAAGAGTTCTATGAATATTATGAAAATATGTTATCATTGTATAATTTTCAACAAAAAATAGAAAATCTTGAAAAAATAGCAGAATTAGCACATGAAGGCCAAAATATAGAAAATTTGCAAACTTGTGAAGAATATGCGTTTGCTCAAAAAATTTGTAATTATACAGGTGATGATGAAACATTGAAAAAACTTTGGCAGAATGCTAAAGAAACAGGAGATTTTTCAATTCTTATACAATATTACATAAATCAAGAATTAATGCAATATAATCAACTTCTTCAAAATTATTTCAATTCTAAATATACTTATGTATTAGACTTACTTTCTTATGTTGATGAAACAAATTATAAATTGAAGCCAGAATATAAAAGTTATCAAGTTCTTAAACAATTTGAAAAAAATATTGATTTTAATTATCTAACTAATATATTAATAAATTCTAAGCAAAATATAAAAACTAATTTAGTTGATTTAAATAATGAAACAATTCAAGAAACAGTTAATAATATAAATGAAAGTACAAGCGCTATAATTTTATTGAATAATTTATATAAACATGATATTTCAGGTTCTATTGAAGATTTAAACGAAATGGACGAAATCAATAATGATATTGAATATATTAATAGTATGAAAGCTAAATTAACTCCTATTCAAACAAAATTAGAAAACAATAAAGATTTGACAGATAGTGATATTAATACATTAAAAGAATTAAGCTCAGATAGTACTTTAACAAGTTTGTCAAATAAAATAATTTCATTACAAAATAATATAAAAACAAAAAATGAAAATATTTTATATTTACAAAGTTCATTTTATAATAAAATTGTTTTTGGCGGATTGTTTTTAACACAAGTAAAAAATTTATCTGAAAGATATAGTAATATTAGTTCATCAATAGAAAATAAATTAAATGATATTTATAATTATATTACTGATAATGATGTAATTCAACAGATAAAAGATGTATTATTAGTAGCAGGTGGTATTTATACATTATTAAATGTTATCAATGACCCAAGGGGTGTTATTAAATCATTAATAAATTTATTAGTAACTCCACTTGAAGCAATTATGGGTGCATTAGATGTGTTAATTTGTTCAATAAAAGAATTATTATGTAAAGTTGTTTCTCTTGTAAAAACACTTGGCAATTTTGTAACTTTTATTGGAAATATTATAACAAAATTTAGTCAAACAGCAGCAGAAAAAATAGATAATTTTGTATCAAGTTGGAAATCAGATAAATCATCAGAAATGAATACAAATTATTATAATTTAGTTACAGGATATCAGTCTGCTTTAACAAGAGAATTGAGTCAAAGTGTGGCAAATATACTTGGTAATGATAAAGCAAATGATTTTTATCAAGCAAGCATGTCTGTATTTGAAAATTGTTTCCAAGAAGATACATTATTAAATTATGTTACTGATTATATTGACCAAGTTGGTGATAATCTTAAAGAAAGTGCTGAAAATGTAATTAATAATATTTTAAGTTTAAGAAATACATTCAGTGAATGTAAAGGTAAAACATTTAATTTACCTAATATTAATTTTTCGAGTTCATCTCTTAAATTTAATATACCTTATATTAGTTCAGCACATATTAGATGTTATTAAGTGATTAAATGTTATTAGGAGAATGAAATGAATGTAAGTGATTTAGCTCAAAATTTAACTTGTTCAAGCGATGATATCAAACAAGCAATAATAGATAAATTAAAAAATGATTATGGTTGGACAGATAGTGATCTTAACCAAGTAGATACTCAACTTAGTCAAGTAAGTGAAACTGTTTTAAATCCTGTAAGTGATATTCCTACAAAATATTCAAATGAATTACAATCACAACTTGATATTCAAAATAATATATTACAAACAACTGGTCAAAATGTAATACAAAATCAAGTCGAAAAAGCAAAACAAGAAGAATTAGAGCAAGACCAAATGAAAAACGAAGGAATTACATTTTATGGTCCTAAAGAAGTTATGAAATATAATGAACCCGTTGTTTCTGGTCTTGTAACAAATCCAGTTGACCTTGAAGATGCTCATTATACATTAAAAGAAGATTATCCGAACAGTTATGGATTTATAGATAAAGTTAAAAATTGGTATAGAATTAATATGGCAAAACAAAAAGCAGAATTTGTTCATAGCAGTGGAACTCAGATAAAAATTGATAAAAATGGAAATGTTACAATTTGGGTGACAGGTAATTTAAAACAAGTTATTGAAGGTGATTATACATTAAAAGTAAAAGGAAATGCAGACTTTATAATAAATGGATTAAGGACCGATAGTACTGGTGCTAATCATAATATTATTAGTGGTGGACCACAAATAAGAATGAGTGGAGTATTAATAGATGATAAAGCTCCTAAAATTTCACATAACTAAGGATTGATAATGCTACCAGCTCATAGATTAGGAGATTGCGATAGTGGTCACGATTGCTTTCCTCCACAAGTTCTTGTTACAGCAAGCATAAATACAAAAGCTAATGGAAAAGGAATAGGAAGAATAGGAGATATTTATTCTTCACATTGTTGTAAATCTTGTCATTCTGGCAATGTTGCAACAGGATCAATTGGAGTTTTTATAAATGGAAGAAATGCAGCACATATAGGAAGTCTTGTAAGTTGCGGAGGTGTTGCTGTTTGTTGTAGTCCTAATGTAGATGTTTAAATACACCTTATTTGGTGTCTATTAAGCTCTCTATTAAATGATATTTTTTTGATATATATTTCTATATTAAAAATAAGATCTTTGTTTAGAGAGCTTCTAAGAGGTTTTTAGAGGTAAATTTTAAATTTAATTAAATATAATAAAGGATAAATATGAAAGAAGTTATCTTTTATAAAGATATAAATAATGAAGGTCAAAGAATTTATAATGAACAAGCACTTTTAAATTATATTGATAATATTTTATTTACAAAAGTTGGAACAAGACCATTTAATAGAGCTTTTGGAAGTTTTTTAGAAAAATATTTATTTGATGTACCTTCAGAAACAACGATTTTGCAAATTAAGTTAGAAATTGAAAGAGCTATTTATAGATGGCTCGACGATGTTGAAATAAGTGAAATAGATATAAATTATGATAGTAGAAAACTTTATATATTTGTTGGTATTTATTCAAAAAAATTAAAAAATACTATTATTTATGAAAAGGAAATTGATTTAGTAAAATAGAATAAAGGATAAATATGATTAATTATAGTTCTGAAAGTTATGAATTAGTCAAACAGGATATTGATAATTATATAAAAAATAATGGATTTTATGATAATTTATTAGCTGAAATACCTGCGGCAACATATAATGAATTACTTGACATTCTTACTCAATATATCACATATAATAATTATAAATATAATATGTACAGAAAAGAGGGTTATATAAAAGAAGCAATTTTAGAAAGCTCAATTATTAATTTAGCATCAATGCTTGGTTATAGACTTAATAGATATACTGCTCCAAGAGTTAAATTTAAAGTTGTTTCGGATAAAACTCTATTTTTAAAAGATGGATATATAATAGGTAATTTTACATATAATAATATAGATTATAGTATTGTTTATTTCGGAGAAGCAAAAAAATATGAATACGGAGATGAATTAGATTTTTATATAGCAAAATATAATGAAATAGAAGAAGTTGTTCAGACAGATTTTATATTAAAAGAATTAAATCCTTTAAATTTAAAAAGTATTGATAATAATTCAATACATATTTATGTAAATGATATTTTGCAAAAAGTTTCTCATAATATTGAAGATTATGTAATTTTTAGAAGCGCTGTTGATTTTTCAAAAGATTTTTATAGTACATTGTTATATATTACAGATAAACAAAATTATTTTGGATTGAATATATCTGTAAATGATACTTTAAAAATCTGTTGGCTTGAAACAGATGGTGAAATTGATTCATTAAATATACAGCAATTAAATATAATAGATAAGAATTTTGTTCCTTTAGAAATTTCGAGTTATGGAACATTTGGTGATGATATAGAAAAAGTTAGATTTTTAGCTCCACTTTATTTTACAACTCTTAGAAGGATGGTAACAAAAGAAGATCATAAATATATTATAAAATCTCATGAACTTATTAAAGATTGTGCTGTTGAAAAAATTCTAACAAAACCATTTGAAGGTTATATTTATCCTATTGATAGCACAGAAAATCAAAATTATACAATAACTATTAATGATAAAACATATCAATTTAGTTCAGGAAGTAATGATACAGAAGACGATGTTATACAAGAAATTTATAATAATATAAAAGATGATACAGATATTTATGCAAGCGTTGATAGTAATGGTGTTTATATTAAACAAGTAAATTTAGATTTATGTGAATTTAATATTTCAGTCTCAAGCAATTTAGTTCTTTCTGAAGAACAAAAATTTGAAAAAGCTCCATGTTGTGCTTTAAATGTTTATTATATTAAATATAATGTAATAGATGATCCTATTATTTTGACAACATCTGAACAAAAAGAATTAAGTGATTTTATTAAAAATTATAAAATGGTAGGAACAACTATTTTGTTAAATCCTGCTAAAAAAGAAGAATATGATTTAAAAATCAAAGTGAGTTTAATAGATAATAAATACTCAGATATTATATATGATGAAATTAAAAAAATAGTTGAAACATATGAATTAAAATTAGAACAAGAATTCAAATATGGTGAATTTCTTGCAAAAGTTGCAAATATAAAAGTTATCGATGGAGATAAAATTAAAAATATAATTGATTATGTTTTACCAAATCAAGAAACATTTGATTTAGACGCTAAAGTTGATACATACTATAAATTTAATCTTGATGTTGAAATTATATAAGGAATATTAAATGACAAATCCAACAATAAAAGATTTAGTTGTTGATGTTGCAAGCAATTTTTTAATGAAAGATATTCAGCAAACTTATAATTTGAATGAGTTTGCTGAAAAAATGGATTTACAGCAAGTTTTCGATCAATTACCAAGTATTAATACTGAACATTTAGACGCTAATTTTTTAAAGTCGTTGTTTGCTTTTAAAGGAACATTTAAAGATTTAATGTATCTACTTAAATTATCTGGTATAGATTTGGAAATTGATGAACATGAAGAAATATTGCTTTCATATGGTGATAATTTAACTTATTCTGATTCTACTAATAATATATATGGTCCTATTAGTAATGGAATTGATTTTTGTAATATAGGTGTTAATAGTTATGTAAATATAGATACATATCAAGATATTGTTGATATCGAATTAATAAAAGATGTTCTTAAAAAAATTATTGAAAATAGATTATATTTTTGTACAGTTGTTCAATATATAAAAATTCAGTTACTTTATAAAGATAATTATAATTATCAAGTAAGTGAAAAATTAAATATTCAAAAAAATATAGATGATACTGATAATTTAATTTTTGTTTACGGTGAAAATTTTGTTTATGGTAAAACTTATAATTATGGATATGGAATTATATCAAAAGATGATTCTTTAATATTTGAAATAACAAGAAATATACATTTTATTTATGGTAGAAATATTACTTATGGTGATCCTGTTATAGATCGTGATTATAATATATCATTCAATGCTAAATATGGAGATGAAATTTTAACATATACAGAAACAATAGAAGCATAAGGAAGGAAAATGCAAAATTCAAAAGCATTAATTAAAGATACTTATAATTCTCAATTAAAAGGACGATTAATATTTAAAATATATAAGAATGGAGAATTGATAGAAACAATAGATGAAAAAAATTTGGTAGTTAATCAATCAAGAGAATTTATGAGAAACCTTGTTTTTGGTAATACAGATAATGTAATAACTCAATTTAAAATAGGAGATATGAATAAAACATTGTCAGACGATTTATCAGATTTAGAACAACCATTAACAACAGATACAGATCTTGTAAATACATTTTTTACAAAAACTTATGAAGATAAATCATTGTATACAGATTCAAATACAAATTCGCCTGGTATTCAATATCATTTTTTGATTCTTGAAGATGAAGCAAACGATCCAAATAATCAAGATTATGAAAGAAAATTGTGGTGTGAATATGCATTAGCAGATGGAAATGGAAATATTTGGACAAGAAAAGTAAAACCTATTATAAAAGATAATGAAACTAGAATTGAAATATATTATATTTTAACATTTTAATTAAGGAGAAATAATGGCTGAAATTAATATACCTTATAATGTCCCTGAATATATTCAAAATGGTGAGCCTGTTGACGAAAGCGTAGCTAATAGACCAGCAAAACAAATACAAGAAAATGTTTTAGCTATAAAATATAGAGCCGAATTAGATATTGATAATCTGAATGCTTTAATAGGATTTCCTGCTTTATATGATAGTTCAAAAACATATAATAAAAATGATATTGTAGCAGATAGTAGTGGAAATAGATATATATCATTGCAAGATGATAATATAGGAAATGCTTTAACAGACACAACTTGGTGGAAACCGTTCAAATTATCTGTAGGTGGTCAATTAGTTGTAGCTGATTCAAAACCAGATAGTACTAATAATGAGCCTTATAATACAGTTTGGATTAATGAATTAACAAAAGATATTTTTTATCAAATTAGTGAAGATGAAACAAATCCAGAGTGGATTAAAGTAGGTGGTTCTGGAAATTTAGATAATAAATCATTATTATATTATTTTCAATTATATTTATCAAGTTTTAATTATGTAACATTTGAAGCTTTTAAAGGTGAACCACTTACATTAACAACTACAACAGGGACATATAATTATGATACTCAAACATTAGATGTTAGTACTAATGATACAATTGTAACTGATAATATATTATCAGCATCAGCAAGCACATTTAAAATAATTGTTGATACAACAGTAACAGATATAACTGTTGAATATAGTATAGACGGAGGAAATACATATACAACAGTTAATGATCCTTATTATATAGAATTAGATAGCTCTGTTAATGATTTTAGAATTAAAATAACATTTAATGCCGATGGAACAGTTAATGGATGGGGAGTTCTTTGGGATGAAGCTGGATATCCTTCAAGTACTGCTTTTAAATTACTTGAAATTTATACAAGTCAGGGTGAACAAGCAGGAGATTATATAACAATACCAAATGATAAAGTATATACACCAGATGGTAAATCACTTGAAGTTTATTTAAACGGTGTTTTACAAAATTTAGGTGATTTTTATGAAGAAGATAGTTCAGGTAGGCAAATTAAATTATTAAAAAATACCCAGTCAGGTGATATTATTGTATTTAGAGAATATATAGGAAGTTATACTAATAATGTATTAGAAGATATTACAGATAAAGTTCTAAAAGGAATAGATACTTATAATGATTATGTAGTAACTTCAGATTATAATGCAAGAATAAGAGAATATATTTATGGCGATAGTACCAATGGTTCATTTACAATTACATTACCAGATAATCCTGCTAATGGGGATGTTATTAAAATTTTAGATGTTGCTGGTAGTTTTAATACTAATAATGTAACAGTTAATGGAAATGGAAAGAATATTATGGGAGATAGTACTGCTACATTAGATATTTCAAATGCTGAGTATGAGCTTATATTTGTAGGACCAAATAATGAATGGAGGTTGGTAGTATGAAAGCAAG